ACCGAACACAGCCCCGGCGACGTCCCGGATGCCGCCCGTGAACCCGTTGATCAGGTCGATGGCACCGTTCACGCCGCTCTCGATCCAGCCGACGATGTTGTTCCAGATGCCGCGCACGAAACTACCGATCGCGGACCACCCGTTCTCCCACACGGACTGGATGTTGTTGATGACGTCCGTGATCGTCTGGTTGATCCAGTCGATGGCTCGACGGATGGGGGCGACGATCCACGTCTCCCACAGGTTCGCGATGAACGAGCCCACGGCAGTCCATGTTGCGTTCCACCAGGTCACGAATCCGTCGATGACGCCCTTGATCCAGCCGATGAACCCGTTCCAGATTTCGGTGATGAACTGCACCACCGCATCCCAGTTCGCGATCAGCAGCACGACCGCAGCGATAAGCGCGACGATCGCGAGGATGATCCACGTAATCGGGCTAGCCAGCATGGCAGCGTTCAGCGCCCACGTCGCCACTGTCAGCACGACGAACGCGGTAGCCAGCGCACCCAGAACCACCACCGCGATCTGCATCACCACGGGGTTCTCCTGAAGCCAGTTACCCAGCTCGGTCAGGTACGGCATCACCGCGGTCAACCCGTCACCGATCGCCGTGAACACCGCCGACGCCAGAGGCTCAATCGCGACCATGGCCTGGTTCATGGTCATCTGCCACTTCTCGGCAAAGTCCATGGTCTCCTCACCGACACCGAGGATCGTGTCCCCCGTGGCACCGGTCGCCGCCATCAGATCGTCAAGGCTCAGCACGCCGGACTGGAGAGCGCCCACGAACTGGGCTGCACCACGAGTACCGAACACCTTGCCGGCCAGGTCCAAGGCCTTGGCAGTCTCGCCCTTGTCGACGAACTTCTGGATCTGCTCCGTGACCCGCTCGAACGCCTCGGCGGGCGCCTCCCCGTCCTTGGCCAAGGTGACCATGCCCTTGGAGAACGACGCCAGCACAGCGTTCGCGTTCAGCCCCGCCTTGTCCAGTGAACCCAGCAGCGCCACCGAATCCTCGAACGTGAACCCAAGGTTCTGCAACGCGGGGGCCGCACGCACCGCACCAGCGGCGAGATCGTTGATTCCCACACCGGTCGCCTGAGACACCTGAAACAGAGTGTCCATAGCGGCGGCGACACCGTCACCGGAGATCTTGAACGCGTTGAACGCAGCCGTCGTCGAGTTGATGTCGATGTCACCACCGAGCAGACGACCAGCCTCCAGGTACTGGGACGCGACCTTCTCGAGCGTCTCCCCCGAAAGACCCAACCGGGTGTTCAGGTCCGCGACCACCGAACCGATCTGCTCGAACTCGGCGGGAACCTGCTGCCCCACCTTCTTCGCCACATCAACGAGACCGTCCAGCGCTTCGCCCTGCGCGCCCGTCCCAGTACGGATCGTGTCAGTGACATCGTCGAACACCTCACCGATGTCGTACAGGCCCTTGAACGCCGCCACCGCGGCACCCGTCGCCGCGACCGCACCGATCCCCATCGCGACCTTGATCTTGTCGGACCACTTACGCCCGGTACGCTCACCAGACTTCTCAGCCTCAGCCTCAGCCGGCCCCAACTGATCCTTGATATCCCCCGCAACACCAGGCATCTTCGTGGTCAGGGCGATGTACGCCTGTGCGATTTCAACTCCAGCCATCGCGGTAGCCGCCCTTCCCCCGTTAAGATCCCGCTATGGGCTGCTGAAGCCCGCTACTTCACACAGGCGATGCCACTGTTCACCCGTTGAGCGCCTTCTGCCGGCGCAGGTAAGCCTCCGCTTTACGCTTCATCGTGTCCTCCTGGACGCGACGCTCATGCGCGTACTCCGGCTCCGGGTCCGGCTTCGGCTTCTCACCCTTATTGCCACGCTCCCGGTAATCGAGAACACGCAACCAGTACGACACCCGACGCAACTCCCGCGCCTCCATCGTGAGCGACGCAGGCCCACCAACGTCCATCCACAACGCGCACCCAGGCGGCAACCACACCACCAGATCCGCCAACTCCCCCGCAGGCATCGACCGTTCAGCCAACACGACCCCGAGGTCGATCCCGTACACAGCCCTCAGCGACGCCCTCAACGCCCCACGATGGAACTTGAGCGCATAGCTGAGGGTCAGGAGTTTGGGTTCAGCGCCTCAAACACTTCCTTCAGAAACGCGCCCATGTGCTCCGCGGTCAGCTTCCCATCGTTCGCGGCACGCAGCTCCGCCTTCACCCGGCCATAATCCCCGCCGAGCAGGCGACGCATGACACGCACCGACGAGACCAACTTCTCCGACTCGTCCGCAGAATCATCCTGAAGCGTGGCGATCCCCTCCACCACATCCCAGTCCGTGACCTGATCCTTGTCGATCGTCACCAGGATGCCCTGCACCGTGACCGACCCGTCCTTGCTCTTGTGGTCCTGCGGCTTCTTCACCGTTGCCATGTCGACTCCATTCGACTCATTCGACTCAGGGTGTTTGAGGCGGGTGGGGTGGAGTCGAAGCACCCCACCCGCCAGTCATGTCAGGACTCGTCGTCCGGCTCGCTCGAGAACACCGTGTAGTTGCTGATGACCTCAGCGATGAACGGGAACCCGGCAATGTCCGAGTTCACAAACACGCGGTCACCGTCCGGGCTGATCTCGATACGGGGGAACACCCACCGCTCCTTGATCGTGATGTCGTCGGCGTCGAAGATGTCGAGCACGGCGGCGCGGGCCGTGACCTTCTGACCCGGGGAACGGGTCTGCTTGCGGACACCAGGCGTGGTCACGTCCGTGTTCTTCACGTCGTAGCGAAGCTCAGTGGTGAGCGGCTTAGACTCGAGCGCCACGAACGAGAACGTGGTACCGGGCGACTCCGTACGGGTCCGCACAACACGGTTCCCCTGGTGGCCACGGATCTCAGTCTTCGAACCAGTCGGGGTCTCCGTGATGCCGTCAGAGTGCAGCCAACCGATGTCCTCGAAGTCCGGGTCGAGTGCCCCGTTGATCGTCGTCGGCAGGGCCGTCCCCACCGGCGCGAGGTACAGCGCGTCAGAGTCAGACCCGAAGATTCGGGCCAGGGATGCGTCAGCAGTCATGCGACTGCCTCCTTCCAGGTGAGCCCCTTCGGGCATGGAAAAACCCCCACCGGCTGGTGAGGGTTGGTTTAGGAAAGTGGCGGGCTAGTGGCGGGTCGCGCGGACGGTCAGGGCGACGGAGAACCGGTACCGGTCGGACGTTTCATCCGGCTGCGAATACGGGCGCGTGATCTCCTCCACACGCCGCACCAACGGGTGCACGGTTGACCGGAAGAATCCCTCCCGCACCGCCGACGCGAGCTGCGACGCCTGCACGATCGAGGGCGCCCAACAGTCCACCGTGATCACGACCCGCTCAAGGACGGGGTTGATCGCGGCACCACCGTTCACCCACGCGCGCACGAACGTGCCCGGGCGCGGATTCGGAACCTTCGACGCGACCGTCACAGACCCGACCTTCGACTTGACGAACGGGATCACGAACGCCTCAACGTCCTCAAACCTCACGACCCAACCACCCGTTCAAGCACAGCATTCTCTTGCTGTTCCTTCGCGCCGGCAGCATTAGCCGCGCGAATGTACGCCCGCGCCGTGTACCGGTGCGGGGAGACGTCATACTCGAAGTTCTCCCCCGCCTCAGCCTGCATCCGCTGCGCCTCACGGATCACCGCCCCGGTAACTTCACGCGACGTCATCAATGCGTTGATGCCCTTCAGGTTCAGCTTGACTCGAACGGTCATCCAGTCACCGCCTCAAGGTTCACCTGCACGCCATCCATGGACGAGTCGTACGGGTTCCGGTAATCGAGCACCACACCCACGACCTCGTACTTCACCCCGCGCACCGTCACCCGGTCACGCGCGCCGAACACCGTACCTGTGGGGGCATAGATCGTCGGTAGGGTGATGACCCTGTCATGCCCGGGCAGGAATGGTTCAGCGGTCGTGCCAGGGTTGAACGCGTAGATGCCTACGCTCTGCGGCGTCCCCCACGACTCAAGCGGGTTACCGTACGGGTCGTCCGTGCCTGCGGAGAACGCCTCCCGCAGCACCGTCTCACTGACGTACCGCATCAGCCCTCATAGAACGGGGACGTCGGCGGAATCAGGCTGATCGTGAAAGCCCCACTCGACGACGCACCCTGAAGTTTCGCGAGCTCGTCAGCCGTGAGCCCCAGCCCGCCAGGAGTATCGCCACCGTACGTCTTCGAGTTCGTGTACGGCCCCGTGGTCACGTTCGTCTGCCGGATACCCTCAGGGTTCCGAAACACGCGGGTCACCATCGCCACCACCACATCAATGGCAGTGTTCTTGAGGTCGACCGCGGGAGCCTCAGCATCGATCCGCGCCTGAATGTCAGGCACCCGATACTTGATCTCCCGCTCCGCCTTATCGATCCACTTCTGAATCTTGGCAGTATCCGTGGGGGCACCCTCACCGATCCACGCGCCCATCACATCAGCAGGTGCAGTCCAAGAAGCCATGACGGCCCTCCCTCAAACGTGTGGATTGGTCAGGGTGCGGGGACGACACCCGAAGGTGCCGCCCCCGACCTGATCAGGAAATGGTGGCGTCCGTGAGCTTCACGAAACGGTTCACGTCGCGCACCTGGAAACCGATCTCGATCTCCGCACGAACCGCGAACATGTTCCGCTGCCACAGGTTGATGAGGTTCGGGACACCCGACTCCTCACCATCGACCAGCGTCGCCTGGTCACTGATGCTGATCTGAACACCCTCGACGGTGCCCCACATCGCCTGCGACCAGTCACCCGCGAAACCGATCGTGTTCGGGGAGCTCGACGTGTACACGCCCTGCGTGTAGTACACCGACTCACCGAGGATCTGCGGAACCGTGGAACCCGCCTGAATGCTGTCGAGCAGCAGCGGACGACCCGTGGTGTCGACCTGACCGAGCAGGAGACCCTTCGCCTGCGACGACAGAGCCCAACCGTTCAGCGAACCGTTGTTCGACGCCACCGTGGTGTACGCCTTCACGAGACCGCTGTACGTGTTCTTCTTCACCTCCGACGCGTGCGGAGTAAGCGCCACCGCAGTCGCACCACCGAGCTGAGCGAAGTTGCCACCAGGGGCACCAGTCGACGCGAACACCGTCGAGTCGAACTTCTTCGC